CAGCAGCCTTCTTTCCAAACTCTGAAATCTTGCTTGAGTTAGTTTCAACGGCTTTATCAGCTTCGCCTAACTTCTTTTTTAAGTCATCAACATCAGCAAGGATTGATAACTTTAATGTGCGATTACCGGTAGCCATTAGACCCATTCCTTAATGATGCGATCAAAACTTTGTTCCCACTTGTTAATCAATTCAGGCTGAATTCTGCGAAGGGTTGGATAAATGAACCATCCGCGAGATCCACGACCTTGCCGTCCAGAATATGCAGGGAACTGTTTGAATTTATTTGAACCAAACTCAATACCGCCCCATAGGGTTTGCGTAGTAGCACCACCTGAAAATTTTTGGCGTGCGAATCCGTAACTAAATTCACCGATCTTGCTTGACTTAGAGATGCTAACGCCATCCGCGACTCTTTGCGCAACCGCGCCAGCCTTTGTTCGACCTCGAGCTGCTTGTTTAATTTCCTCAGATGCAAAATACGCCAGAGCAGCAGATTGACGGCGTGCTTCATCAGTAGCTTGTTCATCCATAAGTTTGAAAGCCTTGTAAATGTCGCGTAGGTCTTTTTTATTATAGGCGATTGTTTCACTTGCCATACCTCTGCTCCAATACTTCGATCGCTGTCAAAATGTCGTCTGAATCAACCCATTCACTCATTGGAATTTGCGTGGCTATTGCCAACTCAACCAATAATCTGCTTAGGCTTCCTGCTGGATGACTTTTGGGTCTGCATCACCGACAATTACATCGGCAACTGTTTCCATCCATACTTCGAATCCTTTTACTGGCTTTCCTGCTGCTTCTCGCTTATGTGCGTTATAAGCCAAAAACATTAGATCCCACATGCCAAGTTTTTCTTTTGCTTGGCTTATGGTATGACCAGTTGTCTTTTCCCACTTTGCCCACTCAGGCGGTTGGGCTACATAAGTGGCTTGCTCGCCTGAGTTATATTCAATTGTAATTGATAACTTCATTTTTTGCTCCCGTTTCTATTTCTTAACTAAATGTTTCTGTTACTGCTCCACCTGAAACTGTAAATTCAAAATCAACAGTTTGTGCATCAATTCCTGATCCACCGGCTGTTGGAAACTCTGGCTTTACTGGGAATTGAAATTGTGCCCCAGTTGCAGCTGTAAGAGTAATTGTAATGTCTGTATCTGGAGCAGTTTCTGCTGCTGTCCATAGAGCTTCACAAACTGAGTTTGCCTTGCCCCAGTCAGCCAACATTGATAGTGCGAATGTTCCTGAAATGTTTGTGGTCTTATAAGCTGTGCCATCAAGTGTCTGATATTCCTGACGCTCATTGACCTTTGTTAAAACTGCGCTGGTTGCTTGCGCTTCGATGTCTGTTCCACCTGTGAAAGACAACGAAATATCGCGACCAGTGATGACTACTGTTGCCATGATTATTTCTCCTTAGACTGTGCGTGTGTAGTAGGTAGATACTCGAACATCTGCGATAAGCAAAGTCGATGCTCCGACTGTGGTAACTGTTGGTCTTTCGACCGAGCTGACAATGTATCCCGCTGGAATAACTGCCAGAACGCTTATGATTAACTGCTCGATATTGTCGAGCGAAGCAGGATTGCTGTTATATGCAACTGCAACTGTGATCGTCATATTGACTTTTGATCTAATGTTTGATTTGTTAATTGTTTCAAATTCCAAGTATGGGCTATCTGGAACAACCACGACAGCTGGTGGAATTACTGTTTCAGGCACAAATGAATAAACATTTCCAGCAACGCTAGATAAAGCGGTTGCTAATGGTGTGCGAACTTGTTCAAGGATTGTCTGATTAGGCATTATTGGGCAATTCCCTCAGTATCTACATAAGGCCCTAAAATTCCAATTACTCTTGAATATAAACTGCGACCCATACGATAAGGAGTCGCTGTAAAATCTACTCCTTCGATTTGTCCTCCGGCTGCGACTCTTGATTGAAAAACTTCGACTGATATTGCATAGACAGCTGATTCAACACTTTTGTTTCCAACATAAGTTGATGCGCTAGAAAGGGTTGCAGTTCCGCTTGGTATAACATTTGCTTCATCCAAATCGGCATTTGTGATCGCAGCTTCAAAGGTATATTGTCCAAGATTTGTATCAAGAACAGTTCTTGTTCCATTGTAAGGTGATCCGCATCCTGCGATGACGACTGATTGTCCTTCGGTAAATTCATGAATTCCAAGTGTAGTGAAAGTGGCGACATTGTTAGTCAGCGACACTTTTTGAATCGGGCTTTTGAATGTAACGAGCATTGGCAGAATCGTATTTTCTGCCGTATCTATCAAACCATTTAAATATGTGTCATCATACAAGGCAGATGACACGCCAAGCACAGATCTCAACTGTGTAGCTGTGATAATAGTTGGCATGTCATCTCCTTACTCCCATTAAAGGATGCCTATGATCGGGAGCAACCATAGGCACTCAGTTAATTACTTAATTAAGCAACTTTCCATAGGTAAGCACCAGCACCGACCTTAGTTGCAATTGCACCATAACCATAGTAAGCAACTGTGATCTTGCCAGTTGTTTGGTTAAGTGCAGTTTCTAGGCGATAGCGTGGTGATTCGAACCATTGGTAAGACTCTGGATTTACAACGATTAATGTGTCATCGCCAACTCCAGATCCAAGTCCACGATCAACGCGGAAGTTAAGTCCAAGCACATTTCCACCAATTGAGCCAGGAGTTACGCCTCCACCACGATTCTGTGGGTTAATGACATTGGTGTAAAGAGGTAGGTTGTTTCCATCTACCAAATTCATGATTGCACCCCATTGACCTGTTGATGCAATTAAGTTTTGTGCAAATCCAAGTGTGTTGCCATAAATGCTTACAGCAGCATCAGAAATGAAATCTTGGAAATTGACATTTGACATTGTGCGGTTTCCGCCATCAGTTCCACCTGCAATTAATGCGTTTAGAACTGCGTTATTTGTTGCATAGGCGTAAGCCTTCTCCATCTCTGCAACTAATACATCAAAAAATACTGGAGAGCTGCGATCTAATAGCTCAACTGTGAATTCCTGTCCGCCAGCATATTTCTTAACATTTACAGTTAAAAATGATGATGTCATTCCGGTTTCGCCAATTGCGCCTTCCTCAGCAACTTCTGCTACTGCTGGAACAGCTGTAATTTTAGGAATTTCAAAAGTCATTCCTGCATCTGGTAGAACACCAGTTGTGATTGAGTCAATTGCTGGACGATTAGCATTTGATAATGGGTTAATGATTTCAGTTAATTGACGAGTTGGGATTAGACCTGCGTTGTTTGATGTTGTGTCATCAGCAGCGCGAACATACATTCTGCTTTCGTCATTTCCTAATGCAGCGCGAACTGAGTGCTCCAAATAGGTTGCTTTGTTGGTAATTGGTGAGCGTGGCTTTGTGTAAGCAACTGGTTGAGTTGCTGATACTGCCACAGGCTCGGATTGAGCAGCTTCTACCGCTTCGGTGGCGATAGGAGCTTCTGATGTTATATCAGACACTTTTTCCTCCTGTGTTGTTTTATCCTCAGCGGTTGCTTCGGAATTCTCTGTTGGTGTTTCAGTTGCTGCAACATCTGCAACTCTTGCACTATCAATTGCTGGATCTGTTACTAAACTAACCTCGATTAATTTAGCTGCTTTGATTGACATGACTCCGTCTTTGTTTTTCCAGTCATCAACCATTACTCCAACACTAAATCCATCGCGTAATCCCTCAGCTGCTTCCAATAATGAATCATCGCCAGCAATAGTTCCAGCGATCTTAAATGTGGCTTCAATACCAGCATCATCAGCTGTGATGTCCATCAATTTACCAATTGGTCGAGTGCGATCATGCTCTAATAGCAATTTGACTGGCTTTGAAAAATCAATTGAGCCTTTTTCAAATACTGTTGCTCCTGCTGATGTATTTCCGCGCTCACCCCAAGTTACGATTGTTCCAGATATTGTTCTTTTTCGGCTATCAGCTGCGGTTAGTGTTATTGGGAAATTAATCTTCATCGGATTAAGTCCTCCTCCTCTTGTATTTGCTCGACACTCATCGCGCCAATGCGGTTTAGGATTTCATAAACTTGCGCACGCTCTAAAGCTGATCCACGCAAGAAATCGTCAATGTCAAATTTGACTTCAATGCCATTTGGTACAAAATCCACAGCGGATAATCTTTGCTCCAATGGTGTAATTATGTTTCTTAAACTGAAATCAATAAGTGCTTTTCTTTCCATAACAGTTGTGCTATAAGTCATGCTGGTAGTTTCAGCAGATAAAAATGATGCTGGAATTCCCACAGCTCTAGCAATTTCGGTTGCAAGATATTGGCGTGCTTCATTTAATTGTAATTTTTGTGGATCAAATCCTAATGCTTGCAATTCAACATCAGCATTTAAAAATGCAGTTGCTCTTGTTGATCTGCTGGCTTTCCAACTTTCTAATAATCTGCTAATTCTTTCAGGAGTTAAATTTGTGCCATTTGATTTTAACACCATTGTAGGAACTGGCTCTTTGGCGTATAATTCAGCCGCTTTTTCTAATTCCAATGCAGCTCTAATTGTTCTACCTGCTCGATTTAATACACCTTCATCTAATCCACTAAATACAATTATGCTTCCGACTCCACTTGTTGGAATATCAAGTCCATCAATTTTGTAACTTATGATTTCAGTTTGCTGAACATTTGTTTTGTAAGTTACACGATCAGGAGAAATTCTTGTCCATGCTCTAATTCGAGCACCATCGCTGCTTGAGTATTGATCGAGCACTTGTCCATAAGCTACGCCTCGTAAAAGTAAATCCTCGCACAACCAAGCATAGATTGCTGATCCTGCAATTCTTGGATCTGGCTGCATGATTGATCTTGTTGGTCGAACATGCTCTTTTGTAAAATGATTATAAGTTTCAATTGGTAATGATCCAATTGTTGAACAAATTATATTGCGAGCGCGAGCAGCACTTGGCACAGCCATAAATTGTTCTCTAGTAGCTGTTTGTGATCCACTAAATAATCCATTATAAGATTGTTGTAAATTGTAAGGAATGCTGGCAGCGACATCCATTGAAACTGCCGGTGTCTTATTTGTCAAAAATCTATCTAATAATCCCATTAGTATAGATTATACCATTAAGTCCTAATTATGCTATTTGTATGTCAATTTCTGTTTCAGGTTGTGTCGCAAAATAAGTTGCTAAAGCAGAAGCCACAGCTGCACAAACTGCGACTCTACTTGCACGCCTCCCGATGATCCATGACCCATCCCCATAGGGCAGTTTTGCAGCGGAAAGTGTTTGTTGAGTCAGTTCGTCTTGACCCCCATGCTGTAATCGATGGGAATTAATTGCGCCTAACCACCGATCACATGATTCAGCATAAATCGCCCCATCCATATTAGTGCAGGAAAATCCAGCAGGGATCAACCGACTTGCAACGGCCTGTGCAGTCCTTGCTGAATAAGCGATAGTCTGAACATTGTATTTTCTAACATAAGGAGCAATATCGTTTGCCACCGCTAAATCATTGATTGAATAATCATTCGACCAAGTATGAAGTAAAACTAAATTAAATCTTTCGTCTGGAAGTCTTTGAGTTGCAGTAAGAGCTGCAAATTTTCTATCAGGAGATAAATCTAAACCAAACCAAGTAGGTTTTTCAGGATCAAGCGGTATTGGATCAGTCTTACATAACTCCCACTTTTGAGCATCAATTGCTGAATTTATTGTATCGACCCACAAACATAATACTTCAGTTTTTACAATATCAGGTGGATCATTAATTACAGCTTTAAGATTATCAGGGTGCATTAATGTGCCAAGCGATGGGTTGGCTTGAGCGAATGCTGGCCAATTGATTTCACCTGACGGAAGGGTAATTGGTGAGTCCGGCTCTGCACTCCATTCAAACCAACCGATCGTATCGGAGGGATTTGTGGAGGCTGCTAGTCCACGCTCCCTAAGTTTGTTTAGAATTACTGAATGTTGATCTCCTGCATTTGAATAAGTCCATACCTGCGGATTTTTGGAACTCATCATGGTATAACGCATTGATGACCAAGCATCCTCATCTTTGTATTCACGCAACTCATCTAAATGAATTGTGGATGGTGCAGAAATTCCTCTTGAGGCATTGTTTGCAGCTTTTACCACAAACCTACGACCGCCTTTTAATTCCATTTCCTCAGCACCATGTTGCCATCTAATCTTTTTTACTTCGGAAGCTAGTTTGTCATTACCTTCAATAATGCTAACCATCTGTCTAAATGTTTCAAGTGAAGTTGTTAGTCGGTGTGCTGATGACAGCTGTAAATTTTCTCCCCAAACATACATGCCGGTAAGAATGCGAATTAGCATAAATGTGGACTTTCCATTCTGCCTTGCAAGGAGAAGGTTATTAAGTTGGGAATGCCAACGGCCATCCTCTTTGACTTTATGGCCATGAATTGCCACAAACTTTTGCCATTCAAGCAAAGGCATACCGATTTCAGCTGCAAAGTCGATCATTTCGTTGCCTTTTGTCGGTAAATCATTCAAAGGAGAGTGAATACGCGGTGTTTGCACACCTCCTAAAGTCGATTCAACCAGATGCAGTTCGCTCATGTCCGATTTATCCTTTTTTAGTCATGACTGGTCGGATCGTGGCTGATCGAGGTGTTTCGTGGGTTAGAAACCAACAGGGGGGTCGGTGGTGTCGGTGTGCTCACAAAAAAACGCCCACCCTTGCGTGAATTGCAACTAACACACAAAGTTTGTAAATTTGACGGCTCATCAGTTCCACCCAATCGTCTAGGGATTATATGATCGACAGTCAGCTTTGATTCTGTTCCACATATCTGACAGCATTGATCTCTGTTAATAATCTTAGCTCTTATCTTACGCCATCGATCTGTGCTACCTGTGCTGCGTAGTGCTGATCTAGCCATCAATACCATCCTTTAAGTTTATGGTGTGCGAGCGCAGCGCAAGCACATCCATCATACCTGTGATTTATGTATTTCAATCCCTGATCTATCTGTTTAATAGGATCTTTTTCTTTAGACTTCAATACTTGAAACAATCCATAAGCACTTGACTTAGGATTCTTGGCTTTGTAATTCCATCTACTCTCTTTATATACAATTTGATCTAAACAGTAAAACTGTTCAAAATTGTAATTCATCTTATGGAATGTAATTTGCTTTAATGTATTAACTTTTATTGTTTGAGATTCAGCTCTTTCAAGGCCAACAATTTGTGCTACAAATAGAGCAAGCCCAACTAGCGTGCACCTTGCGAGCTTACCGCAGCGCGGCTCGCCTTTTCGCCTTGAGGGCGAATGCGTCCTAGAGCGTATCATATACCTCCAAATCACTTAACAAAACCGCAGGTCAGACGGCATGTCGTAATGCGTAAATCATCTGTATCAATCCATTGTTCATCAAAGCCATTCATTGTTTAACCCTACCTAATTTGCGTAATGCTTCGATATTGTCATTACCGATAGCCCAGACGGCTGTTCGCCAACGCATCTTAACGATGTGTCCACTAGCTCCTTGAAATGCCATATTAGGCGGTAAGTAACAACATGCAGCATCGCTATCCCATAACTTATTGACCCAACGACCATTTGAGCTGAGAGGAACTAAACATAAACCATTTGCATGGTCTAGCCATTTGTCAATCCATGGTGTTACTTTGCTAAATGGTGGATTCATCCAGATACGGCCAAACCAAGGTTTTTCCAAGCCATTGTCATCAATTGTGTATTTATTTTTTGTAGGCACAATTACTAATGGATGATGACTGCTTGCTACATCTAAATCAAACTCTAATCCCAATGTGTCAAACACCCATTTAGGGGTATAACACTCATCCTTGCCATAAGTTATTTCGGTCATGATTTACCAGCCCATCCATCGCCCTTAAACACCAAACCTACTGATGAGTAGATTCTGGTCATATCAATATGGCATTTAGGACAACGCATACCGCCATCATCCTCTTTGTAAGTCCTATGGACTGATCCATAAGTGCCGCATTCTTTGCAGCTGTATTCATAAGTCGGCATCATTTACTCCTTATCAATTCGCAAGTGTGGCAGGGCTCTTTTTCCCATCTCCAACCACCACACTTATCGCATCTACAAATCTCTGAGTCCGGAATATGTAATGCTTCAACCACATTCTTAACTCCTACGCATCCGCAATCCATGCACTGATATAGCTTAAATCCATCTGGTAGATCCATAGAGTCAAGCCATAAGAACTCTGTATTGCGTTTGCAACCATTACATTTGAACTGCGTGTAATTAGTCATGATTTAGAAGCTCATGGCATTTGAAACATGTACCATCTTTGAATACTCGATCATCATCGCAAACTGCGCATTTGATAACTGATTCCTCTAAATGCACACCATTATCATCCATAACAACTTGAAGTCCTTTTCCGTTTATGAAGGCAATATAACCCACTATAAATTCTCCTCAAAGTAGAAATGGCCCTGACTTGTTACCTTTGCCCATTTAGCGTGTTCAGCAATTTTACCTTTGCATACATATCCTAGATATGGTTTTCCACCCTTGCTGATGCCTTGTTTCATGATATGACCTTTTTCGCAGCAAATAGGTGGCTCAGCTGGAGTTGAATTACCTATTGCATCAACAGCTTTTTCAACATTCCATAAAGATGGATCATCTTGCTTAGTTTCAACTGCAAATGAAGCTCTTAAAGCATCCTCAACAACTGCTGATCTTGACCCTGCTGATCCGTAGCGTCTTTCCTGTAATTTCTTTTCGTAGGTGTTTGGCGCGGCATTATTTACCTTAGCCATTTCCTCTCGTGAAGCGCGTTTGCCTTTAGCTGCGAAACCAGCATTTGCGAGCGCACGACCGATCGCTGAAGTCTCACAATTTTCCAATGCAGAAGTGCTATTAACACCCTTTTCCGTAATGATCTCAAAAGCAAGACCAGTTGCGCATGGCTTCTGAT